TAGCGCAGTAGGTGAAGGGTGACTTGCCACCGGACCACTGCCCTGGGTCACGGAGCATCTTGTAGAGGTCAATCGGTGCCACTCTGGTTCCAACGATAATTAACTTACCGTGTCGACCAAGACGGGTGATAACTTCCTTCTGAAGCCAGTCCATCTGTTTTTCCCACTCGTGGGCATTTGAACCCATCACAGCGTCATCGACGATAATCAAGTCAGCACGTGCACCGTAAATCTGGGAACCGATACCTAGGGCTTGAACCGTTGGGTCCTTCTCGCCTGAATCTCGACCAGTACCTAGGTAAATCATATCTGCTTGCCACTGGGTAGCATCAGCCTTATATCCACCATTAGGACCGAAGGCAACCTGTAACTTGGTATAAGCCGGATGGCTTAGTCGAGTCTTGATTGCTCCAAGGAACTTACGAGCCATACCCTGAGTCTTAGAGACGATAATGACTCTAGTGTTCGGGTTGGTCACAATTCGGTAGACCACGTAGTTAGTCGTGATGACCGTAGACTTGGCGTGCTCAGGTGGTACGTTAATTAAGATTCTGTTGAGGGCTGCCTGCTCGTAGGTCATAGCCGGATGTAGCCATCTAGGTTCCCGACCCTCAATCATATCGTACCAGTTGAGGTGGTGGGGGAAGAGTTTGGTATCTAGGAACTGCTCACAGAAGTCAGGGAACTCGATATCCTTAAGTTCCTTGAGGTCAGCCTTGATGCCCTTACCTTCTAGGCGGGCTTTTTCGGAGCGTTCCTTGAACTCAGGGTCTTGCATCACCCATTGTCTAAAAGTTGTGTCATTACGGTTGACGGTACCCATAGCACCAGTAATGGTGTTGCCCTGGGCTAGTTGGATGAGAACTCGCTCCTGGGCTTCCTTCTTGGACATATCTTGCTTACCGGCTTTACGTCCCATTTAGGTTGTCCCATCCTGTGCCCCTGGCGGGGCATAAATATAACACCTATCACGCCTATTAAATAACGGCATAACTCTGGCGCATTCCTACGAAGTAGGTTCGATATTTATATATTATATCGAACGAGCGAAGCCCTAGCGAAGCGAAGTTCGCTAGAACTTAATAAGTTCTTGCTATATAAGATAACCCGTTGGAACGGGTAAAACCGAACACTAGGTATATAAATATATTATATATGGGGGCTACTATATATAAAAGCCCTGGTCACAGGGCTATTTTATAACAGAAATATATTGGGTAAGACATATATATACATCACACTGACCCTAAATACACCCGGGGTCAAAGCATATGACTATATGCAATTGTCGACATATCGACACTGACCTGTCTCTAGATTCTGTCTCATATTGTGAGACCCTTCAGGGGTCTCTTTAGGTTTACATAATAAATGAAATATGGATTATCAAATTAAAATTCGGATTCGAACTATCTACCCACCAGTAACATTACTCGCCGGTAACATAGACCTGTGGATAACTTCGAGAACCTTAAGTTACTCATCGGTAACATACGGATAAGTTACTCGTCAGTAACATATCGGGGAAGATAGTTGAAAGTTCAACCACTTTCAATTGTCGATAAATTGATATTTACCCTTGTCGAATAATGTGATGTAAATCACACGGAATATCCTTGACACACCCCCCTTGAGCGTGAGACTCTTGCGATAGCAAGGTGGGAAGTGCCCACAGCGACAGGAGATAGAAAATGCTAAACATTTACGATTTCAATATTTTGAAAGAGGCAATAGTTCACCTCTCTGAATCTGGTCACCTCAGCGAAGGGTTCGCCTTGGATTTAATTGACAAGGTTGATGCCCTTCGAGTCGAGACATTGAAGGGGGAATAAAAATGATTACACACACCAACTCTAAAGCCGTCATTTACACCAACGAGAAGGGGGTGCGGGTGATTGCCCGCCCTTGCTTCGAATGCCAAGTGGGAATGACCCCAAGTCTAAAATCTAAGGCAAGCGACCTGTGCCGATACTGTTACGAGAAGGTATGGGGTAACTAAATAATTGTGAGGTAACTCACAGCCCTCAACCGTTGACAGGCGGCGCACGGTGCGAGACCGTATGGGGGCACGGGAACAATCCCAACTAGACAGGAGAAAAAAAATGGCTAACTATAAATTGACTATAGAGGTAGACGATTGGGCGGATATGTACGGTGACTCATTGACCCTTGAGAATCACATTATGGACTTAATCAAGGCATCAATCCTGCCAACCCTAAACCTCAACCTTAACTCTTACCAAGTTGTGCGAAAGAGAGGATAAGGAGATGAGTCTCTTTGAATGCAAAATATGCGGCGAAGAATGGGCTACCCGTATCGCCAACCCTACCGGGGTGGGGGAACCCGTCGAACTATGCAAGCCTCACTTTGAGGTACTAATGGAAGCACAAGCACAAGCCTATAAAAAATTACTAGAGACAGGAGAATAAAATGAAGCCGCAAACACTAGGTGCAATTATCAAGCGAACAGGGATTCTAAAATCACAACAGCGCAAGGGGAATATGTATAACTATTCCACCGAAGGGTACACATTGACCAAGCAATATGATGGGCGATACATCTTCGATTATTACGGGCGCCTTGAGTTAGCCCGACGTACCGAATCACAAGAGCACGCTCTCAATGAGCGACGCAGGGAAGCGGTGCACAAGGTGCTCACGGTGCTAGGCGAACGGGGAATTCCCACCTTGCTAGACGGTATGACTATCTACATCACATTACCAACAGAGACAGGAGAATAGAGAGATGAGTTACGCAATCAAAGAGGCAATGAAAGATGAGTTCAAGAGAGCAATCAAGGATAACGGGGAGACCCTAGAAAATATCCGGGACAATTCTCACGAGTGGGTCGATGGGTATCTCCCGATATTTTACAATCGAATCACCGAAGAATGGCAAGCAATGCCTAGCGAATACAATGACAGGGGCAGGGCGGAACTAGGGGCGGGAGATGAGTTCACTATCTATAGCCTTATGAGTCTAGACCTGTACCTCTATTACACCGACCTATTCAATGAGGTAATCGACGAGTTGGAACAGGAGATAGAAGAATGAGTGACTTCATTGATTGCCAGAATTGCGGGGTAACTATTCATAGATTGTATGAGACCTTTCCGGGGAACATATGTCTAGTCTGCCACGCAAAGGCAGAAGAGAATCAACCGATGCCAACAGCGCAGGATATTCGCCAGATGTGGGGTATGTGACCTAACTCACAGCCTAAACTATTGACACGCGATAGCACCTTACATCACACTATAACTAACACCAACAGACAGGAGAAAAAAATGCACGATTGCTTACAGACAGAAGAGGGATTCATTCCCTGCTTGCGTCACCTTGACGGGACTAAATGCTTCATCACCTTCTGCCAAGATTGCGGTAAGGATATCAAGAGAGATTGTGAGGTTAACTAATGATAGAGAATGAGAGTTGCTACGGTTGCGACAGATTCTTTCCAAGCAATGAGTTAGTTGCAGGGCAGGTCGACGGTTACGCCGTGAAAGTCTGCGAAGATTGTGGGGAGAAGCAATGAATAAAGATTGTGTGATGTGTGGTAAAAAATCACAGTGCCTAGTAGGTCGATGGTATCAGTATGCCAACGGTGAACAATTCTTAGAGTATGTCTGCGCAAGGTGCGCGGAGCTTCATACTAAGTTAATCAACAGATAAACAATAGAGACAGGAGAATAAGAGAATGAACACAGCAACAATTGAACTAGGTAACAGCAACGGGATTGCTATCACTAAGAATGGCAAGGTGATTGCATACATCAAGGTAAAGCGCGACAGTGTGCGAGGCGTTGAACTCGTGGGACAGTCGGTAAACATTGACACAGAGTGGGACAGCACAGCACCGTTCAATCAATTCGCGGTGACACTAGGGCTTGAGATTGCACGAGAAGCCTACGAATCGGCAGACATATTTATTGATACATTACAGGGGGTTAACGCCTAATGAAGCAGATGAATCAGAGAGACGCTATCCACTATATTGCAACGCGTCAAGAGTTCAAGGCGTCTGCCCTAATGGGTGTCTATGCACACACAGGCACGGGCAGATTAGATAACGAGGAGACCGCACTCTATAACGAAGCGGTAAACAAGGGCGTAGATTATATGGTCTACTCATACGGAACACCTATCGCTTGGCACACAGCCGAGGGTTGGTATGTAGTGGAGCAGAAGTTTAGTGTGACCACTAGCAAGCACCAAAATTATGTACGCAGGGCTATCGCCGAGGCTAATGAATTGGTGGGTGCATAATGAGAGAGGCAATCGAACAGGCAATAGAGGATATCAATCAACGAATGATTGACCTAGGTGTGACAGAGGGCACAAGATACTCATACTATCAAGGCAAGATTGATGGAATGCTTGAAGTGATTGAACAATTAAATGAGGCACGGATATGAATCTATCTGCGGTAGATACCATTCAAGATTTAACAGAGTGGGTCACAGAGAATATGCCAGGGGCACGATTGACAGAGGATAGCGCAGGCAATATCGTTATCCATACAGGGCTAGTATCCACAATGGGTGGATATCTACAAGAGACAGGGGCGGATGAATGATTAAGGTTGACAGCATAGAGACAGAGTATTGTCTGCCTTGTGCAGATGAATTAGATATCGAAGGCGTTATCGTAGACAGAGAGGGTGAGTGTGTTAACTGTGAGACTAACTAAGAGAGGCAAGAGAGTGCGAGGATTGTTTATCCTTGCAGGTATAGCAACCTCTATCTGGTGGCTAATCACCGGATTCTGGTGGACAGAGGGCGGTATATGTATCGGCACAATGTCCGAGTGTTTAGCAGGTGGATTATGATTCTATGTGGAGACCACCTAGTACCCATTAAAGATTGCGGGTGCAGACCGTGACGCTATTGATTATTGCGGGGCTACCCATTATTGTATTGACCGTGCTTGGAATCCTAAGCACGCAACCTATAGCAGATGAGACAGGAGAATAAAGTGAACACCAAAGAACAGATAGACGAGGCAATATCAACACTTGAACAGGCAATGCAGGCTCTACGCGACCTTGGATTGATGACAGAGGGGGAAGAGAATGAGTGAAGTTAAGTTCGTATACACAAGTTACTTAAAGATAGAAGGCACGGACAATTCTATGGATACCATAGAGAAGGCTATAGAGATGGCACGAATAAGTTATGGCAATCAAGTAGCAGACTATGCAGAGTTCACGATAGTGGGTGATGATGATGAGTAAGACAATCACAGTTAAGACTAAGACCTGTTGCGTGTGCGATAAGTCAGATGTACTTACCCTTGATAGACAAGCGGTAGAGAGTTGGCAAGCAGGGGAGTATGTGCATAACGCATTCCCTGATATGTCAGCGAGTGAAAGAGAACTGTTAATATCCGGCACGCACCCTGCCTGTTGGGATACTTTATTCGGGGGAGATGATGAAGATGAGTGAACCTATGTACTTACAAGGGGATAGCGTTGCCTTGACTAAGACAAGCACAAGCACACAAGAAGTTCAATGCTGTGTGTGTGATTCAACTCAAGATGTAGAGACAGAGGAATCAACCTCACACGGTGAGACCATATGGTATGCAGAATGGGATTGCTGTTATTGCGGAGCAACACAGGAGAAGGAAGGTTGGTACTAATGAATACCTATCGAGTGTCATACAAGGTAGAAGGCGTGCGGATTATAGATGTTGAATTGCCTGAGGGATTAGAACCGCCAAAGGGGTTTCACCTATGGGATTACAGCAGGCAAGATGAATGGCTGTATGAGTACCAACTAGGCACAGAGGTACGGTACGAGGATATCCATTACTCACAAGCAGAGTCGGTGCTAAAGGTGCGCCAACTCAGAGCGGTATGAGGTTACTAAAAGACGCGAGTTTACTTTACATAATATTATTCCTTGGTGGCGGTGGAAGCCTCATCATTCCCTACCTTTTAGCAGTATCAATTCTTTATATGACAGGAGTTATAGGATAATGATTGACCCAGCATATTTTCCACCGGCTTGGACTAAAGACGCACGGTGTGCAGAGGTAGATACAGAGATGTTCTTTCCTGATAAGGGAGACATAACCTCAGCAACAGCAGCACGCAAGGTATGTAATGCTTGTGAAGTAAAGCAACAATGCTTAGAGTATGCACTAGATAACCGTGAGGTATACGGTATATGGGGTGGCACTAATGAGCGTGACCGTAGACCACTACTGAAGGCAAGAGGTATAGCGTGTTAAAGGATAGGAGTTGGCACGCAGAGGGGCTGTGTAGTGGACACCCTGAACCTGACCTGTGGCACTACGACAACTCACCTAAGCCTGAGATTAAAGATGAACAGGTTGAGCGTAGCGTGAAAGCAATACAGATATGTAGTGATTGCCCTGTCAAATGGGATTGCTTACAGCAAGGTATCGAGCCTGAGAATTTACTGTGGAGTATTGATGGGCACGGTTCTATATGGGGTGGCAGGCTTACATCTGAGCGTGCATTGATAGCAGGATACCCACCGTCTCACAATATGATACTCAAAGAACAACGTCACGCCGGGAATGTTAAGAGAAATCTTGGTAGAATTGTCAGATGAAAAAGAGAATGATAATCCTTGTCCTTATGTTCATCTTTGCTTGGACTTTCCCATTGACCCACGATGTCCAAGTAAAGGTTAACATCGGTAAATCTTTACCTAAGCAAGAGGTTAGGACCAAGGCTACTTGGAAAGAGAAACAGTACAACAAGTCTATGGCTATGGAATATGCAAGGGCAGGTTGGAACTGGGATAAGAGACAGCGAGATTGTGTCTACAGATTGTTTATGGAAGAGTCACGCTTCGACCATTTAGCCGACAACCCTAGGTCAACAGCCTTCGGCATAGGACAGGTGCTTAAGGAGACAAGCAGAGAGCCTGAGATACAGGTACTCAAGGCATATAAATATATCGAGCACCGCTATTCCACCCCTTGCCGGGCACTAGCCCACCACCTACGCAAGAACTGGTACTGATGTTTGACCTATACAACCTAGAGAACCCAACGATGGCGTGCATCTGTGGTTGTTTAATGTTTGAGATTACTGTAATGTGGGATAGCGAGACAAGAGAGGTAGGTTGGTATGACCTGCGACAGAAGTGTAAAGAGTGTGGTTCTGAATCGACAGCACCAACGCCGATTGACTGGGAGATATAATGCCAACATATGATTACAAGTGTGAAGCGTGTGGTGTAACCTTAGAGATACAACGAGAGTTCTCTGACCACACACAGATTATGTGTTGCCAACAGGCGATGCAAAGGATATGGTCAGCCCCGGCTGTTAAGTTTAATGGTCCGGGTTTCTATAGCACAGGGGGATAAGATGAATACAGTACAAAGTTGGAAAGAGATAGTCGAACTACATCACGCAGAGTTAATCAAAGATTATCCTGAAGTATTATGGGTTGACCCAGGTGAAGTGGACTACGATAGCAAGGAAGAGTAATGACTCACGAAGAATTGTTAGCGAAGATAGACAGTCTCAGTTGTTGCAGTGGTGCTCACGAACTAGCACTTCGTGCAGTAGTTGAATTGCATAAGCCATATGAATCTAAATCTTATGGATTACTTTGCAAACACTGTGACGAAGACCCATCTTATCCTTGTGGAACTATTCAAGAGATTGAGTCTGCTCTTCAGTAGGCTCTGAGTCCTCATCTTTATATGGCTTGAAGCCACCAATCTTATGGATTAGTTTCTTGATAGCACGCTTGTTACGCATACGAGCAGTGTCTTCTGAACCTAACTCCATCTCTTTAGCAATGTCATCAAAGTGCATAGCCTCTGCATAGCGTAGGAATAATAACTTCCTATCATCTTTGCTTAACTTCCAGAATCCAAAGTCAACTTCAATCATCATTGCCATAAGGTTGCCACCCTCATTGGGTGCGCTAGGTCTACCCGGTCTGCCAAGGTTTAACTGTGCTGTGATATTAAAATCACCACGCAATACAGAGGGCAACAGTGCCTCAACCATATCTGATTCATAGTAGAACAGGTCAGAGGTTTCATATCCACCTGACTTAGCCTTCCAATGCTGACAGTAATCTAATGCTTGGTTGCGTAGGCTACGATAGATTAAATTCTTTGCGTCTTTATCGCCTATCGCTTCCCATTCATTTAACTTATTGGGATGTTCAATGAACCACTGGTACAGTGATTGCTTGATGTCTTCAACATCTAACTCGAACTTGCGGTGATACTCAGAGGCAACAGAGTCAACGACATAATCCCAACGCTCAATGCGTGCCCACTCAATCATATAATCTTAAACCCTTGGTCTACGTGGATAAACCCAACCATCTTCATCTTGTTATTCTTATTAGCAAACTCAGTGGTAGATGGTAGCCACTTCTCTGCCCACTCTATGTCCTTAATGTCAAGCAAAGCGAATGCCCATATACCTTCGGGTGTGTGGTTAACATACCAAGGTGATAGCCCTAACTTAGCAGACTCTTCAAGCAAGAAGTCATACTTCATCTTCTCAATCAACAACTCAGGGTAATGAGTGCGACGAGATTTTAATTCTATAAATAGTTTAGCGTCTTGTGATACACAGTCGAAGCCATCATATACTTCGGGGGAGTGAATGAGGTCGGGGAACTTCTCTGCCTTCAGCCAGTCGAATAGTTCCTGTTCCTTCAATTACTTATCCCACTTCCCTCGCAATACTAGCAGTCCAATTATACCATAGTTCGCTATGTCCTTGAAGGAATCCTCAAGAGGTTCGTTCTCTGCAGTGATGTTGCCCTGCTTGGTGAGGTTTACAATGCGGGCTATCTTGTCCCACATACGCACGATTAACCCATTGGTTGCACCGTAAGGTGAGTTGCTGATGTTTTTAGGTCCATAGTCCCGGTGCTTCTTGATAAGCAAGTCACCTAGTTCCTGCATTACATCACGTACGTTTAATTCGAACTCTGCCCAGTTAGTATCGGAATGTGAATCGTAACCACTAGGGTCTTTTCTTCTAGGCTGTAACTCTTCACGTTCAGTCCTTGTTCTGCCAAGTGGGTTATAATCTGCCATATCTCTTCACGCTCCGCCTTCTTCATCTGTGTCCTTTGTTAGTAACTTCTCAATGCTGGCATCTAAGTCCTGCATAGCAGACTTAACCACCATATCCTCAACCAGTTCATCAATCATATCGAATCCCATCTCCGCTGCAAACAGCGTGACATAGGTGGACTGAGTGATTAGTTCTATCTGCTCTGGTTCATCTGAATGGTTGTACATAAATCTAAGCAATGACCCCAACAATAATCTAAACCCATTGGGTAGCAAATAGTAAGGGTCGAACTCTTCATCATCATCCAGTGTGTGGTCTATCAATTCAAATGAGTTTTCAAATTGAGTCTCACACTCGTGGCAGTATGATTCAGGTGGTTCGTTAGGGTCAAAGTCGTTCAATCAAAGGTCCAACTTCTCGTGGAAGTATCCCGCTCCCGCTTGTACATACATAGAGTTTACGTCTTCTCCTTCTGGCAGTTGCACGATGGTGACTGGCAACTCTCTTGCAAGACTTCTAGCGAACTCTGTGCCCGGTTGGTCTCCGTCTGCAAAGATGAA